AACAAATGCCCATAATGTTGCCGCATCCATCCCCAGCGACCGGTATCGGAAAATCCAAATTCAGTTTCCCATGCCAGCATAGAAGTCGAGTCCGTGTACGGCATACAAACGTAATCGATTTCCGTTTCACCGAGTGCACTGATAGCATTCGTAAACACTGGCACACCCGTACCACCGGTAAACGCGGTATACGTCAACGTCAATCCAATTGGCAATTGCTCTCCGCCGATCGTACCATAGTAACTATCCGACATCTGGATTTCGTCACCTAGCGTACCTTTAAACTTTGCCGTAAGTGTAACGACCCCCGCTGCAGCGATTGCTGTGACCGGCAAATTAGGATTAGCCATGATCGCCGTTTCAATAGCCGTGGCGACGATATCAACCGTATCCGTTGCTCCTACGTAGACCGGCACAGTTTGACCAGCGATGTAAAGATTGATCGTACCAGCTTGTGTCGGTGCAGTCGCAACAGTAATTGTACCTGTTGCTGCTGCTCCTGTTGGATCTGCAACAGGCAACCCCCATACTTCATTTGCCCAATTGTTCGCAAAGAACACTCTAAACATGTTTGCCAACATCGAACCTGCACCGAAGAAATGATCTGCGTCAGCTTGTGACGGGACCGCGATCGGTACATCAGGTGGCACGGTACCAGTCGAGAGCATAGAACCAACCAGCAATGACCGTCCAGGTGTCGCACCTAAGCCAGCCATCGAAGGATCTAATTCGACCCAGTACAAAGGCATCCGCCAATTGGCTGGGATATTATTAAACGAGATAGGCATGATGCCTCTCCTTTGGGTTAAGTAATTTATTCAGCCTTGCGCACGAACTTTGCCTTTTCGTGTTTTTCTTCTTTATGCTCTGCCTCTACTTTTGTTATATCGCCATCCGCGATACGACGATGAGTAAACGTATCGTCTGGCCAATCTACTGAACCTTGCGCGCGAAACTAGCCAGCCTTCGGATGTGCGAGCACCCGCCGCACGTCTTCATTCTTTGGATTTACTTGCATCTTCTTTCTCCTTCTCTGTAGGCAACAACCAATCCGCAACAACTTGTTGAACTTGTGTGGTATCGTTATTCGCTGGATCTGGATAATTCGTAGTGAAGTGCACGTGACTCAACACGTTATCCACAACCGGCGGGAAGTCAATCACGCCGAGATCGCACAATAATGTAAACCGACTTTCCGCAACCGGGATCGCATTATCTGCACCAGCTGAACCGAATTGGTGTGTGCGATTGCCGCGCGTATACCCCTGGATCTTTGCCTTAGGATTTAAGTACAACGTAGGATCAGTGAACAGCCGGTCCATCACCAGCGTCCAACCTTGATCTAACGTTAGCTCGGCTACAGCTGCATCATTGTTCTGCACAACGATGGAAAAGCCGTAGAGCGCAGACGAATGAAAGCGCGGCTCACCCGCGTTCGAGTCACCTTCTGGCAACAGATCTTCACTGATAAAATAAACCCCAAGAAACGGCACCAGCTCCGGTTGAATTTGCTCAGCCTTGTTGGTACCAAATTTAAACGTCGAGAAAAATGGCATCGTTTTTAAACGTGCCAGCATCTCGTCACGCACGATCATAGCATAACTACTTGCGGTCATGGCTTACTCTGCACGATGTGCCGTAGCGTTAACGTTGTTTCGCCACCGCCATTTGGCTGCGTATCGATCACCTCGAATTGACCTTCAGCGGGCAAGCCTCCGGCAGTCGGGATATCGACCAAGTCACCTTGCAGCGGCAACGTCGTAAATTCCGCTTCACGAATATCCAGGATCACGCGCGTTTCAGAAATGATCGAACCATCCAGCGCTGCCACCTCCATCGCTTCAATATCCAGGATACCACGCGCGACGTAAGGTTGGCCAGACGACTGACTTGCCTTTGGCGTAAACGTAACAGGACGCCCATACGTATCCTGGTTCTGCGCATAAACTTGTTCAGAGAAATTTACGACCATATTATTTATTCCTGAACATACGCTTGGCTGCTTTACGTCCCCGCAACCGTGCTTGCCTACGTAATCTGCGACGACGTAACGTCCTGCGGCCAGTCGTCTTGCCTTTATACTGCAGCTGCGTTGCGATATATGGCAAGCGACCCGGTACCCATTTACCCGCAACGTCGCGCGGCTGCGATCGCCAATCATGCCGCCAATGGTTATCCAACCAATCGTTGCGCGACGTTGCCCAATTGCTGCGACCCCATGCAGTCTTGGCGCGCCAGTTACCGCGCTGTTTTTTACCTAAGAATTCTTTCCGCAAGCCGCTTAAGAAATTGCTATCGACCCGCAATTCCCTCGGCATCAAATCGCTTATCGATAACGGCTTCGGTAACAAGTCAGAAAGATTAAGCGTCTTCGGCATCAAGATATTTGCCGCACCGCCTAGATTAAGTGGACCGAAACTTATTTGTTGTAAGAGAAACTCGCCACCCATACTCTCGAGTTTCTGCATTACCGCTTTCTCAAGTCCGCCACCGGTCACCAAAGCCGCAACCATCTTTGCGATCTGACCGGTGCCAAACCCTGCCGCCATCAGGCTGTCAACCTCGTATACCGTTGCAACAAATTACGCGCTGCATTTTCAGCTGGCGACCCGCCACCCCCGCTAGAGCTCGACGACGATCCTCCCATCTTCGATGGATCGAAATATGAAATGCGGCTTTCCTTGTGCGAGATTTGCCGTACCGAAGCGTCCCCACGTTGGCTGGAATAATATGAGTCGCGCGTGAATAACAGCACCGCTTGTTTAATTGCTGGTGGCACCTCCTGCGGAATTGCGTAACCTCCCGCGTAAGTTGCTACCACTGACTCCGGCCATTGCGCACCACCGAACAGCGAAAGTTTACCGGACTCAGGATCTATATCAAATTCCGAAACCGTACCGTCAACCGCGATCGACTCAATGTCGTCGAGCTGCACCGGGTACCGCGAAAGGTAAAGTCGGGTAATCGGTTGTTCAATTTCGCGGAAAGTTTCGATCACGGCTTCCTTGGGAAACACCCGGCTGCACAACGTCTGCACTTCATCGGACGATCGCAAGATTATGAACTTCAGTAACTCATCGCTATCGGTACTCGACGGCGCGATCTTTAATGCGACCTTGGCTTCGTATAGCGTGATGAGCGCCTTATCCGGAGCTGGCTTTGTAACGACGACGCTAGAGTGCATTACGCAGTCTCCTCTTGAAACTGCTCGAACAAATTGCGCAACGAGATAACCGGACCGCGTTCACCGTCGGACATAATCGGCGATACCTCGTACGTCTCGCGATTAATCTCCCACGTAACAATTTCGATCGTATCCCCGCGATCGCCTTTCAGTCCACGTTCGCCTTGTGGTCCCGGCTTGCCAGTCTTGCCAATTCCAGGACCAGATTTCCAACCGGGTCCAGGACAGATACCCGGATTGTCATACTTGGCAACAAACCATTTACTGTCGAGCGTTACAACGTCCAACTCAGAATACTTTTCTTCAGGATCGAATGTCTCCCTGATGTTCATGGAAATACCATCTTCACCGTCGCGGCCATCTTTACCATTCGCTCCAGGCGAGGCAAGGCAGAGCCAATCATTCGTTCCCGGGATTTTGCCAGTATCTTTCAACGCCTGATATAAACCGCCGTCGTGCGTAACAACTTCACTTTCGTATTGAACTGAACCTTCAATCCATTTCTTTACTTTGGGTAACTTGCCCGGTGCACCGTCGGCACCACGTTCACCTTGTTCACCACGTTCGCCTCGCGTGCCGTCAACGCCGTCTTTGCCTGTTGCACCAGTCGCGCCAATTTCTCCCTGCGCTCCCGGCAACCCTTGCAACCCCTGTTCACCGGCAATGCCAGCCAATCCTTGTAAGCCATCTTTGCCATCCACGCCGTCTTTACCGTCGCGGCCATCTCTGCCATCCTTTAACGTGACCATCCTATCCGTGATAATTTGGTCCCACTGTGTAATTCTACCAGCTACCGCGCCTTCAAGTAATTTCTGCAGACGTTCAAGTTGCAATTCCTTTTCCGCAAAGCGTCGTTCAATATCCGAAGCGAGCGCGGCAATCCTGAACGCTGCCTCTCGTTCAACCCGTCCCGCAACCGCGCCTAATTCTGCTGCCAATAATTCAAATGGAGAGGTGGCGGTCATGCGCTGATCTAAAGAGGGAAGTGAGTTTGGATCTGTCAGCATCGGTTATGCCTTTGGGTTCACTTGGCTGCGGAAGTGGTTTATCCGCTGCCGGTGCTGGCGGTGGCGCTCCCGGTGCTGGAGCTGCTGGGATCTTACCCGCTGCACTCAATGGGACGACCTGCTGCTGTACGCGCGGCTCGTCACCGAACTTTACTTGTTCCATATCGAATGCAGCACGCGCCTCGTTAGGAGAATGAATACCGCCTTGAACCGATCGCACGTAACCCTCTACCCGATCTTTAAAGTTTGATCGCAAGAGCGCAGACGTGTCAAATTCAAGGTACTCATCTGGAACGCCGTCGAGACTAAAAAAGCGTCCCATGGCTTCCTCAATGTGGTTTAAGCAAAAGCCTAGACCCGTTGAGATCCACATCTGCATTAAGGCTTCGGTCGATCCAATCGGTCCGCCACCGATGCCAAACATTTGTAACGGGATACGATACGCCAGCGCGATCCTCGCATCCGATATTTTCATAACGTCCGCGAGCTGCGAGTCAATTGAGTTAGTTGACAATTGAAACGGTTTTAATCCGGCCGACAAAATCGGCGTACCGCCAACCCCGACACCTTTGGATTGTTCATCCCATTTCTGCCGGAGCATATCAGTCTGATCTTTGTCCAGCCGCAGATCGGTGGACAAAACGTGGCTCGGTCGAGCCTGGTTCATGTAGAATTTAATTTGTTGGTTTGCGATCGCATCGGTCAAAGCCATGTCGCGCAGGATTGCCAGCAGCGGAGACATCCCGCGCAACATGTACGGTTCCTGGTTCATCCGGATATGCAGAACGTCGCGTGCGGGTACTAACTCCATTTCTGGTAGCATGCGATCGATAACAGGATTACCACCAAGTCCGTAAAATATTTCGCCGTCGTCCGCAACGTACGGCATGCACTGATTAGGTTCCATCAAATGCAGCGAGTCAATCTCGTAGCGGCTATTACGTAGCGCCAGCGCATACGTGTTGCCATCCGCGTAGAGCGAACGAACGGCGTTCAGCATGAAATCAGAAATAGTTTGATAGTCGTTTGGGTAACGCAAGAACCGCGCCAAATCTGAAGTCATAATTCTTTTGCGGCCACCTTTGTCATCGGATAGCCAATGATCGCCTGGACACATCGCAGTCGTCTGACTGTAAGAATTAATGCACGCATCGACCATCGCCGATGGAGAAAATCTTTGAATACTGCCGCCGTTCTGCCACCAATTATCAGAACTGTCAGCCGGTAGCCACCCGCCACTAACCGGCAAGATCCACGGTCCTGGACGATAGTTTCCCTCTGCCGCTTTTGTAATGGCACGACCGACCCGCGCGACAATATCTTTAAGCGCCATGATACTTTCCTAAATGAAACGTGACCGAGCAGAATATCTGACAGGGTTAGTAATGGGGTGGTTTCAAGCCAAAGACCCTACCCGATCACGTCCTTGTTCAACTGGCGCTGGTGGGGAACACCCGGTGAACCAGTTGTCCAAATGCTACTTATTAACGGCACGAGTTTCGTAAGTACCACGCTGTGCCGGTTTTGCTTCCGATTGTTTTGTCTGCGCTCCCGGGACCGGCTCCGGTCCGCTACCGTCGTCTTCCTTTTCCATAACGTTGCACCCCATCACCGCAAGATCATTTTCTTCCTGCGTCGGGGTTGGCTTGGAAGCTGGCAAGCCTTCTTTCGCGCCAGCCTTACTCGCCTCTTCACGCGCCTTGCGTTCTTCGCCAAGTTTCTTCTTGGCTTCCTCGGCACGCTTCTTTTCGTCGTCCGTGCGCTGCTTGGCAGCAGCGTCGGCCTTGGCTTCGTGGTCAGTCATCTGACTGCTCCTTATGTTGGCTCTGGGAAATTTAACATTCCCCGATGTGAACGCGCAACTTCATCATAAGATCTAGCTGCCTCTTCTTCGGTGTCGAATAAACCAAGATACCGTACACCTTTACCTACGATGTGAATACGGGCTCTCCAACCTTTGCCACCCCAAAAATCAACGCCGCGAAATTTACTCTTTCCCATTGCACGACGATTGAGATTTTGTAAGCTAGCATCAGCACTCCATTCGACATTCTCAGAAGTATAATTACCATCGTTGTCAATACGTGTAAGTTCGTGCTTTAAGCTCGGACGCACACCCATGTCAGCGAGGAAGTTTTCAAACTTACGCCAGCGCGCACACACTTTAATGCCACGACCACCGTAGTCCTTATAAGACTTACAGTTAACATTTTCACAACGTTTACGCATACCACACCAACTTTCATAAGTCGGTGTCTTAGACATTCCATGTGAACGCGCTGGCATTTTTCAATTCACCACGTCACACCGGAGACCCACGCAACGGTCCCCGGACGACGGATCGTCCAGTTGATCGGCAGGATAAGCCGCAGCGCCAGCGAGTCAGTCTGGAACATTGACTTGACCGGGAAAGCCGCAACCGGTGGCGAACCAGTCGTGGTGATGTCCGTTGGCGAAGTGTCCTCGAGATGTAACGTTGCTTGATCACTGATTTCGAAGCGCGGTCCATCGCCCGTGACGGAAACATAATCCGCCGCGTCCATCGCGATGACAGTACCAAGTGGCACGGTACCCGCATCAATGATCGGCCAACCACCGAGGTTGCCCGCTGCAACTTCAGCTCGGAACGGAAAGGCTCCGAAGCCGGGCATCGCAACGAGACCAAGGCTGTTCACTTGCTGTGGGTTCATAAGCCACACAGGATTGCGAACGTTGCCGAGCGTGCCGGTGATCAAAGCGCCAGTGAGTTGCTTGATATCGCCAATCACTGCCGTGAAGCCACCACCCGCCGTTGGCGTCAAACCGGCAACGCCGTTAAGAATACCGGCCGGACGAACGAGCGTTGCAGGATTTGCATCCAACAAAATTGCGTCCAGAGAAATTGCAGTGTCTTCGCCGATGGCTGCACGCAGCAGACCTTCAATCGCCGGCACTGAGTGTTCATCAATTTCTCGCGTCCAAGTTGTGATGACCGCCATTTTCTTTGGCGTCAAAGTTTGTGACGTGAACGCACCTTGACGGACCGGGATCGGTTGACCTTCACCAACAAACGATCCAGCAATCGACGGCGTGCGCGATCGCGTCGGGATGATGATCTTCCCATTACGGCCGAACGTCAGTCCAAGACCAGCAGCCGAGAGCCTCGGGAATACTGACTTGGGTAGCAGCGTTTCCATAAAGTCAGTGACGATCTGCTGAACGAGCTCTGCTGCCCAGCCGACAACCGTTGTCATAGCCGGAGCAGTCGCCGCGCGCGTTGCCCACTCCACCACCGCACGAGTTTGTTCGTCATCGCCGTAAATGGCTTTGCGAACTTCGCTCGTGTCCTTATGGTGAAGATGCGAAAACAACTGCACAACACCAGACCGTACCAGTAAGTCAGTCGTTGTAAGTTGTTTCTTCGGCATACCGAATGGACGCGGGGAGGCCGCTGCAGCTGCAGCCGGTTTACCCTTGCCAGCCGGAACGATTGCACGACCGGTCGTATCCACCGCCGTCGTTGCCAGATTGCGCTCGGAGTCACGCAGCAGCGTGATGGTCCGTTCGATCTGGGCAATTTCGTCGTTTAGCTGTTTGGTCTTTTCCATCTGCTCGTCGCTGACGTTGTTGTCGTCAAGACTTTCCAGAAAAGATTTCAGCTCGTCGATCTTCTCAACCTTACGCTTTTCTGTATCCGCAATTCTTTGTGAGAGCGACATGGTCGCTACTCCTTTTCGTACATGGTGCATGACGGCTTGCTTGCCGCTGAACCTGCGACGGCGCATGCTGTCTTTATTGCCTTGCTCGGCAAAGACAACATTCATCGTATCAGGGGAAATCTTTAAACCCTTGGCAACCGCCAAGGCATTCGGATTGGCAGGAACGCTCACCAGTGATGTCTCCACTAATTCCTGCTTAGTAAATCTGTAACCGCCGAACGGATCTTCCTTATCCAACGGCTCGTATTCCTTCGGCCGGAAACCAACCGACACGGCTTTAAGAATACCCGCGTCAATCAGTCTGCGAATTTCATCGATGCGCTGGCTGGTGCCTTCCGGAGCCATCTCGAGGTGTCCGCGCAATTGTTTATTTTCTACGCGCAGATTTTTCCACTTGCCGATCGGGAAGTCACTACGGTGGCCGAACAACGCGATGGGATTTTTTTGAAACGCCTCCAGGTCCCAGCCGTCTGACATGATAACGTCGCTCATGCGGTCAGACGTTTCATCGGACATGATGAATTCCATGCCGCTGACTTCAGCAGCATGGGTCTTGTGGACAACTTCTGTCACTTTGCGTTCCTCATCCCAGATCGTTTGACACTCGTCCTGGTCGAGCTCGTCGGTGCACCGATCCATGAAGTCGGAATAATCTTCATCGTCATCCGGTGGCGGCATCTTGACTGACATTGGTAACTCCTTAGGCAGTCGGCACCTCAAGCGCGATAGCAAATTTAACATCGTCTTTCGTTTGATCAACAGGATTGTCGCGCGTACCCGATCGGAGTTTCAACCAACCGATCGACCGCACCCACGCACCAGTCACAACAACGGTGGTATCCGGCTCCGGCGAGATCGTAATCTCCTTACCGTTTTCGTCGTACAGATCGTTGTACATGTTGCCGTCGCTCGACGTTTGAAACGTCATGTTAGCGTCGGTATATTCCTGCGGTACCGTGATGCGTACAATGATACCAGCAGAACAATCAACGCCGTCAGAAAGCGACTCGTCTTTAAGAATGGTTGGTCCGTCTACAATTTGCAGTCCCATGGTGTTACCTCATTGTGAGAGTGACATTCGAAGTACGACATTGCCGGTCATGGCAACTTTTGTTTTACCATCAGCTTCCACGATTTTTAATTCGTGGTAGTACAAATCCGGCTTAAGGCCGAGAGTGTCTTCCGCATCGATCGTAACCTCGAGACTGGTGCCCGCAACCGCAATACCGTCGCTCTGGACTTTTGTCAATAAAATATCTTCGTCCATCGAATACGGTGATCGCGCTAGTTTCCACTCCAGGCTCGTAACCGTTGTCAGATCGTACCCGGTCATGTCCACGCTGATAACCTTATCTTCACCACAGAACAATTGAAAGTTCTGGTTAAGCGCAGCAGTGATATTAATCGGGTCTGGGGTCATCGTTCCGGCTTCATGATATTTGGCGTTGAACCTAACGTACGTTCCATCGACGGTGCTGGTTTAACCGACGACGCGAAAGGGCAATGGCAATCCTAGCAGCAAAGCGATAATCATGTAGAGCGCAATAAGCGCTACGATTATCATGAATACCTTTTGAATTTGTGCCGGGATCGGAAAGCCAAGATAGTTCATGAACCAGACAATCACGAGCCCGATCAGAACGAGGATTGCCACGGTGATCGCAATATTTACGATCCCAAGCAGCACTGCGCCCAATGAAATCATGTCAGTTCTCCATATTCACCGTCCAACAAGAATTGATCCCAACCTGCAGCGGGACCGATGATAACGCACCAAGGTTTAGTCTTTACTAAATCACTTGCACCACCAGCAAACGCATCGCTGATGCGCCGACATTCTTCTTCGGTACCACGATAAAATTCGGCTAATCCCCAGCCGCAATTATCGCACTGTTCAATCCGGTATGTGACGACCCATTCCATGACATACCACCAAGATTATTGTTATGGGGTGCTTTGACGTTGTGCTCTGCCGCATCGGCGTATGTCCTGCACAACCACCCCATAACAATAATTAGAACGTGACTGCCTTAACCGCCCACATCGCAGCATCCTCGTAACATGTTTGAGCTAACGACCATAGCCGCTGATGCTCTCCATCTTTACTACCTTCATTACGCAGCTGCTCACATAGGTCAATCAATTCTGCCGTTTTTTGTTTGAGCTGCATCACTGCAGAATTGTCACTTGGATTAAACTTCACACGTACACGATCTTCACCTAAACTCATTGTCAGCTCCTGTTAAAAAATTAATGTTGCCACGTCTACGTCATCTGCGTATTGACCGGCAACCCCCATGGCCATCGTCAGCGCTACCAGTCCGTCGATGCGACCACTGGATTTGTTCTTGCTCAGTTTGCGGTTCGCGTCATCTTTAGCATCAATAACAGCGCAAGCGGCACACATAGCCAACACGGGATGGTTGCCATGCGCAATCTCCTTTTCCTTAATCGCACCCTCCAGGTCACGGAGTGCTGGAGACATCGACTGGGTACCTTGACCGAATTCTACAAATATTTGTTCAGACTTTTCATCTTTACTCGATGACTGACCCGGCAATTTATGTTCTGGGAAACCGGCCTTGACCAACCACGGCACGAGGTGTTTCATATTCCAACGATCAAAACCTATCTTGCGAATATCGTAAATTTCATAAAGATGAAAGAGCCACTTGGCAACGTACTCGTACGAGATTGTATTCCCTTCGGTGGTTTCTAAAAAACCATCTTCTTTCCAAACGTCGTACGGCACCCGATCTTTCTGCGCCTTCTCACGTAGCCCATAAGCCGGTAGCCAGAAAGTTGGATGGACTTGCCAGACGCGATCCTTCTTGCCGATAAGGACCAGCGCGGTTAAGTCTGCCACGGAGGATAAATCCAGACCACCGTAAACGGCAAGT